TTGACCAACATCTTTCAAGAAATCGGCAAATATTTCTTTGACAGTTGTAGTGCCTTCAATCAATCCACTGATTCCGTTGGCTATTGAGTTGCCAATTGCATTGCCGATATTTTGGGAAATGCGAACAGCAAGAGCTTCGAGGTCTTTTAGTTCAGCCTCAGCCTGCTCAATAAACTGCTGAAGCTTGCCCTTCTCTTCCGGTTGCGCTGCAGCGGCAAGGTCTTTTAGGCCCGTTTCTTTGCTACCTAAACGATCTATTAGGTCTTGTGTTCCCTGCGCCTCCTCCGGTTTACCTGCTTCCAACAGAAGCGCCCTGCGAATTTCTAGCCTTTCTTTTTCTACCTTTAACATGTTTTCAATTTGAATATATTCCAGCGCAAGTGCTTCCTTCATGCCTGTCGCAACCAGCTCTTGCAGGCGCTGCCTGTCTTCCAATTGAGTCGTGTAAGACTTCGCTAAATCGTCTGATTGCTGCGTAATTTCAACAAGATTTTGCTTTTCCGCTTGCTGAAGCCTAAGCTCAGTGTTTTTGCGAGCTTCATTGGCTCTAATCATCAACAGGTCGCGCTTAACCTTGGCTTCGTCTGCGGGGATTTTTTCAAGGGCAATTTTTTGAATATCTCCTTGAATTTGCGCTAATTCGCGTTCGCCTTCAAGCCTGATTTGCAAGAATTGATTTTCGGCAAGCTGTGCGTTTCTGATCTTTTCGTTGATCTGTGCAATTTGCTGCTGAACGGCAAGCTCTGCCATAAGCTGTGGGAGCTGGCTTTCGCGTTCTTTTTTGGTTTTGCCTGCGCCAGCTTTGTCGCTGGTTGGAGAGGAAAAGTCGGTAAGTCCATTAAGAGGAGATCCATCTGCGCGGCGGATCGGGACACCATTTGCGTCATAAACAATGCCCGCAACGGTAAAAGTCTCTGTTTTACCTTTTTCGTCAAAAGTAAAACCTTCCCTTTCAAGCTTCAATCGAACAGTGAAAGTTTTATTGATTCTTGCAAGCTGATTTTCCAGCTCAGCAATCTTCATCTTGAGCTGCATGGCTTGCCGGCCAGTAGCGCCCATGCCATCTGCGCTCCCCTCCAGGGCTTTGCGAGCTGCAGTAATTTCTGACTCAAGCTCTCGCTGCTTTAATCTCAGCTCATCGGTACTACCAGCTCCATTGTCTAGTAAATTATTGTATTCTTGTTGCGCTTGATTATGCTTGATAAGCGCAACTGTTGCAGCGGCAATACCCGCAGCAAGCGCTACCCAAGGATTCAGCAATGCGGCAACAGACGAAGCCTTAAGGGCAACAGTGAGAGCCCCAGCCGCTGAAGCTGCCTTCATCATGGCAACTCCAAGAAGGCTCAAGCCAGCAGTTCCAGCAACTTTGATGGACGCAATACTCAATGCGCCCATCGCAAGCGCTGCACCACCAGCTGCAGCCGCCAACACATCAAGATTTTTCGCGACAGACAGAGCAAAATCGCCAATTTTGGGCAGCAAATTAACCAACGCTGGCGTAATATTTTCAATAAAGGGAATAAATGCTTCCTGGAATTGCGCGCCAATTGGTTGCAGTGCCTCGCCAACGGCGATTTTCATTTCATTGAACGCAACAGTCAGGCGCGCACCAGCATCTTGACTGGAAGCTGCAATCTTTTGCGCTACCCCTGAGTATTCGCCGCCAAGCTGAATAATGAAATTCATCAGCTCGTTCAGCCCAACCTGACCCTGCTCAAGAGCTTTTTGCAGCTCAGGCAGGGTCATATTGTTCGCCTTGGCAAATTTGGTAACGGCACCGGGCAAGCGCTCACCAAGCTGACCGCTCAATTCTTCAGCGCTTACCTTGCCCTTCGAGAACACCTGCACCATTGCAGTGATCGCACCGTCAACGTCTTGCGCTGAGCCGCCGGTTGCCTTGATCGCTGAGCTGACATTCCTGAACACCAGCTCAGCGTCACTCACTTGCCCACCGGCACCCTTAACAGCAGCGGTCAATTGCGTCATGCCTTGAATTGCTACATCCTGCGGCACATTCAGATTTCGAGTCGCAGACTCTGCTGCAGCAACTGCACGATTAAATTCCTCTTGGGTGCCGGCTGCACCTTTCAAGGCAATCTGCATCTTCTGGATCTGCGCTGCATAATCCGCAAATCCACCAAGCTGCTGCCTCAATCCGCCAACTTGTGCGCCAATCGCAGCGCCAGCAAATGCACCGCCTACTCCAAATGCGCTACCAATTGCACCGCCAAGGAAGCCCTCAGGTCCGCCGAAGATGCCGCCGCTAAGTGCAGCACCAGCGGCCTGGGTCATCTGCATGCCAGTCATGCGACGGCGGCCAAGGCTGCGACTCAGTTTTTCGGATCTAACATCAAGGTCACCTAGTTCTTTTGTTAATTTCCTGAACTCTGCGCTTGCTCCAGGCAGCGTTGACCTGTATTGGTTGATTGCGCCACGCAATCTCTCGGTCGATTCAATGCTACCGATGTCGGCACTGCGCGCTTTAGCGATTTCGGCGCGATACGACTGAATTTGCTGCTCTGCGCGTGCGCGTGCCTCTGCCGAAGTTCTAACTGCATCAGCTTCAGTAACAGCAGCTCTTCTTGCCCTATCGGCTTGTTCTTCAGTGGCTTGAGGACCATAGCCTTGAGGCTGCCCCGGCAATCGAATTTGAGCTTCGCCAACTTCAAACCCAGAAAAGAAGCGTTGAATTCGACCCGTCGCCCGCCCAACTCGGGCGCCACCACTGATTTCCAGTCCGGTGCCGGGCGCTGTAGTTTGCCCGGCAGCAGGCAGCGCCAACGGAGTAGCAGCAACACCAGCACGCACACGCTGACCGAGTTCAGCAAGCGCTTGCTCTTGTGCGCGAACCATGCCGCGATTCAAGTAATTCGCGGTAACACGAGCCGTTGCTTCACTGGCTTGAGCAGTTGCGGCTTGGGTTGCCATGTCGGCAACATGACGATAGCTGTCCCCTAATTCCCGCAGTTGTCTTTCAAGATTTCTAGCTTGATTGGCATTTTCTGCATACAACCTTGAGCCTTCTGCTGTTTGCGTATCAAGCTCATTCATTTCGGCCTGTAGCTGGCCAATTACCTCTTTAAGATTTTTTTTGTTTCGTACCGCAACGCCTGTATCTAGATCACGGACAAGGGCAGCTCCTAAGCCTTGAGTAGTAGCAGATGCCTCACGCTGAACTCGTGCGATATCAAGAGCGACTGAAATATAATTTTCCGCACTGCGCGCTGTGTTAGCAAAAACTTGCTGCAATTCGCGAAGTCTCTGACTAAAACCTGTTGCGGTTTGCGGGATTTCTCCAAGCCTGTCATCAAAACGATTAAATACGTTGATCAGCTCAGGATCCGAGAAGGCTGCCGCCATTGCGCGCGCAGACTCTCTGCCCGCTCTCGCCGTCTCCTGAAATGAGCGCTGTATGCCCTTAGAAAGATTTACTTCAATTTCTCGCTGAAAATCTCCTATCTGTTTCCTAACCTCATCCAAAGCAGATTCAATATCTTTTACTGGCAGTAACTTACGAAGAGCTTGTCCACCAAGAAGTGATTCAGCTAGCGCTTCTTCGAAACTTAATCTGCCAGCGCTTGGCGCGCCCCTTTCGGCAAGATCAGCGACGCCTCGCCGAATACGAGCCTCCCCCTCAAGCGCGCCAAGCTCATCTCGCTGATCACGAAGAGCTTCGGTGACAAGCTCAAGATCACGAATCTGCTGACGCGCAGCAGCAGAGCTTGCGCCGATAGGACGAACTATTCTGCGTTGAGCATCTGCAAAATTTTGCGTTTCTTGATTAACGGCTTTTAATTTGCTTGTAAGAGTAGAAATGCTTTGTCCGAATTTGTCAAAAGCCTCAGAATCAACCCTTGTTTCACTTCTTAGTCGAATGAGCGCGTTAATGGTTTGTTGAATTTGAAACGCTGTTGCGTCCGATGATGCGCCGAACTCAGTCAGTCTTTTTCTTTGTTCCTCAAGTGCCGCATTTGCTCCGTAAATAACGCTTTCTAACTCTTTAATATCTTTTTTTAGATCATTGTAAACTTTGCCACCAGTTGCTGCTTGACTTTGAAGCCCTTTGAACGCGGCAATCTGGCCTTTAATTAACTGCTCGCTTTTATTACTTGCTTCACCAAACTCAATAATGCCGCGACGGGCCTTTTCAATTGTTTCATCGGTTGGCCCAATAGCCTTTTCAAGCTCGCGAAAAGAGCTTTTGAGCTTGTCAAGACCCTCAGCGCCCTGAATGCCAAGCTTGACCAGAATTTCGCTTACTTGTTTAGCCATCCTTGTCCTTGGTCAATTCGCTTAACGCTGCAGCCTCCATTATCTGAAGACCTTCCAGCATCTCGCGGCGATTCTCCACATTGTAAAGGTCAAACAGTCCGCCAGCACACAGCATCACCTCATATCGCAACCCGAGGTAGCCCGCCATTGTCGTGCTCCACTGCGTTTGCATCCGCAGGAACATCATCACGATGTCCCAGTTTTCTTCCCACACTTCAAAGTCAGTTGACTCCTCAGAAGGCTGCTCAGGGAGGACGATACCAAATGCAGCAGCGTCCTCCCCGGTTTTATCTTCTACACGCTTGCCGCCGCCTGCCCAATAGACGGCAGCCTCTTTTAGTTTCCCTGGCGGCCGCCTTCGAATGTTTCCGTGTAAGCCTTCAGCACACCACGGATCCAATAGGGATCATCGGCCAAATCACGCATGGCTTCAATGGAAAACGGTACTTCTTTACCGTCTTCATCCTGAATGCCATCCCAACCGACCATGATCACCTTCAGCAGGTCAATCTCGCCCTTCTCACCAAGCTTTTGAAATTCCTTCCGGCCAACACGCTTGAATTTCGCGTCAAAGGTCACCGTGTCAAAAGTGCCACCATCACTGGGCTCTTCAATGCTGACCGGCCAAGAAAAGACCTTAACTTTTTTACGGACAAATGCCATGCGTAATGAACGCGATACTGCAACAGCATACACCCAATAAAAAGGGGCCGCATTAGCGACCCCTAAAACCGTCCACACCGATCGCAGTTTAATCAGGTGTAAACGAAGCTGAACTCATCGTTGCCGGCAGTCGACGGAATACAGGTGAACGGGATGGTCAGCATGTGGATGCCATCCTGATCGCTGTAGCTCACATCACCGATATCAACCCTGGTGGAGGCGAAATCGAAGATATTGCCAGCAGTCTGACCGTGCTGGAACAGCAGGTTGCCCAGCGTGCCATCGCTCAGCGCTGCTGTGAAGTAATCCTTCTGAGCAATAGTCGGCGCTTCGATCACGACACTACCGGTGCTAGCGCGATCAGTCAGCAGCACCTGTTTGGTGCAGTTGATCAGATCGCGGTACACCAGCGTGTTACCAATATCAAACGACACCGACTGGAGGCAACCGCTGTAGGACAGCAGCTCGAAGCCAGTGGTGTTGCCCTGCTTGGCGATCACAGGCGTGGCCTGGTTCGCGTAGGTGACAGAAGGAGCAGCAGTGTCAGTCGGTGCGTTATACACACCAGTGAAGGTGAAATCAATCGAAGGGATTTCGCCCACTGCCATGTTCAGCGTGAAAGTGCCGCGAGCACCAGTCACTTTATGCAGCACACCATCAATGTTGTAATAGATGGTGCAGCTGCCAAAGCTGGCGCTAACGGGCGCATAGGTTGCGCTCACGCCG